TGGCAGGTTATGAAAAGGTTTCTACCTTTTGTTATGCTCTTGATGGCAAGTCCTGCACAAGCAGACATCATACACAAAATGAGTACAAGCGTTCAACTTACAGTTGATGGCGCAGCATCTCAAGCATCTAGAATTGGTTCAACTTACAATGTAAGTGGTTCTAATGTAACCCCAAGTGATGGAACTACATCTGGTAAGATTGGTGGTTTAGGTGCTCTTTCTGCTGGAGATGCAGTTGGGTATACAGGCACAGAGGCAACAATCACCACAACAGGTTCAGCATTTTCTTTCAATGAAACTTTTATTGAAGGTGATGCTACTCCTACTGCAACATCAGTTTCTTCTGGTGTAGTTGGTGGTCTCCCAATGCTGGGTTCAACGACAACAACTTCTGGCGGTGTTGCTGGTTCTCTCGCTGGAACCATAAATTCTGCAGGAACAATGGCTCTGACCGCAGGCGGAGCAGGTACAAGTGCTACTGGACAATTTGTCACTGAGCTCACCATTAAATAAATGGGAGGGAATCCTCATGACTTTTGGAAAGACAATCTGGTCTATTGCAATGAGTGCGGTGGCAATCCTAAGTACAGGTGCCACAAGCCTGGCAGTCCCCGTTGTCCCAAACTTTCAGCAGGGCTCCATGACGAGCCACACAGAGACAACCAGCACCATAACTGAAACTATCAATAGTATGGATTATAGTACTGGTTTTACATATACAGCTAGTGGCAACAATGTACAACCTAGTGGAGGTATAGCACCTTCTCAGATTAATTCTTCATCACAAACATTAAATGGAGTGAATTCAACATGGACAGGATTGGATTTGACAACAGGCAGCAGACCAACTTGGACACAATCAACTCCAGGAGCATCTTTCTCCTTTGTAGAAAGTTACACTGGACCAGGATTACAAAATCACACAGTAATCCAGAGAAGCACAGAAATAAAAAGCGTAACAGATACAACAAGTGTATTCACACAGTAGTCTCACTGGGGGTGATGCTCTCACCCCTTTCAGCAAATGCAGAAACTGTTGGTGGGGTCAGTGCTACCGCTGCTCCTGTTGCTAACTCTAGTGGTAGCGTCACAAATCAGGCAATCCAAGTCCTCCAGGGACCTTACATCACCAACTCGTATGGTGATGGAATTTCTTGTCAGGGACCGACTCTAAATCTCACACCCTATGTAACTAGAAGTTATTCTTGGCAGTTCCCATATGAATCACATTATGATGATCCAGTGTATAACAATATTGATTTGCTAGGTGATACTGATGATGATGGAAATATTATTGGGGATGGTATTCCTGATAAACCAGGAGAGATTCTCTACCACAGAAAAATTAGAACAGGACAGAAAGATAACTATAATTGGAATGCAGGTTTCTCTGCTACCATCTCTTGGCCATTAGATGGCAAAGCACAAAGACTTTGTAAGGAAGCAGTGCAAAATCATAATGCTTATAGAGCACAACTTCTTGCCAATAAAAGATTAGACTTTGAGATTGCTAGACTTAAGAATTGTGGAGAATTGATGAAGTCTGGAATCAGTTTTCATCCCAGAAGTCCTTATTTTAAAATATGTGCTGATGTGGTGGTCAATAATGTGAATACTGTCAGGCAGCACACTCACTCTATCCCTTCAGCCTCAACGTCTTTATTGCCTGATTCCTCCCCCTCTGTTCAACAATCTTCTCCCTCCGTGAAAGAACCTTTGGAGTCTTCCCCCGTATTGCAGCAATCTTCTTTACAACCTTCTTCACAGTTGGCTTCACCACTTTTAACAGAAGATCAGCAAGAGGTTTTGCGAGCAACGCAGAAGTCGTTGCAACTACAGCGATTGATGCGGTAGTAGTTACCATCCCAGCACTGGGAATGTTCTGTATAATCTGATCAGGAATGTTCAGGTTCTCTGTGACCATCAAACATTCCTTACCTACAAGTTCATAACCAGTAATCTTCTTATTGCCCTCTAGGATCTTCCCTATGGGGTTTTTTAGTTCTTGTTCTCTTGTAGGACACTTAACCTGTGCTGTCTGGGCAGGAGTTGCAGGAACCTCTGGTGTTGGTGCTTCTGGTACTGATGGTTCAGGTGTCTTTAACTTGGGTGGTTGAACTGGACCAGTCTCAAACTTTAACTTATCTTTGTTGTAATCAATGGGTGTATATGCAGGCATCCCAGCATCACAATATGTCTGGACACCCTTTGGGTCATCCTCATTAATCTGAAAGTTATTATCAGAATTTACTTCATGTGCCTCAACACACCCAGGCATATCAATGATAGGTACACCCACCTGCTGTGTTACAGGTGGGTAGACAGGTATGGCAGTTGGAGGACTGGATGTTAAGTAATTGGGTAGGTCTGGAATCTCTCTAACACCTATGTCTCTGGTGCCTACTTCAATATCAGGTATTTCAATCATTAGCAATCACTCACAGCTGTGGCAATCTCTCCACCCAGTTCACTACCCACATTCTGACCTAAGAGTGTTGCCCATCCTGCAGCAAGCCATCCAATATATGGAATGGAAGTTAGTGTGGGAGCAAGACCAGCAGTCATACTAGCACCTACCATTCCTCCTGTTGACTGTCCAGCGCCCTCCTGTTTGAGACATGCGATCTCTGCTGCAGTTAACTTTTTTCCATCATCACCTACAATAATTTCTCCTCCCTGAAGATTTGCGTGACCATCCATTGTGTATTGTTCTTGTACAAAGGTCTCTCTTTGCTCTCTTCCTGTGGATGTCTTACCAAACAAACCACTATTGTTGTGTTGCTTGTCTAGATCAAGGGTTGTTGTTCTTTGAAGCACCTTTGGATCATTAGCATTATATCTGATACTATACCCTTCTCTATTGACATCCACATTATAGGATGAATATTGACCAGTAGGTAAATTAATATTTGGATACTGTGGTCTCATTGCCAAGTCTTTTGTAGTTCCCAGTAGGTGACCCAGAACACCTATGTGAGCAACAGCAACAACACCACCTACACCTAGGGCAGTCCATTTGAAGTAGTTCATCTCAACGCACCTGCATCAAATCCTGACACACCACCAGTTGCAGCAGGAAGTTCAGGCATAGCACTATCCAGCATATTGGGAAGCATCTGGGTGATAGATTCCTTGACTGCTGTGGTCACAAACTTAACAACCTTTGCTTGATTCTCTTCAATGATTCTGTCTTTATTTGAGGCAACCCAAACACTCACTCCTCCTAATCCTAGAAGGGTAAGAAAGGATGCTGTTGCCATGACATTAAAAACTTTTTGCATTATTCAGTGCCTCTACAATATGTTGATACCCACTATCTATAAAGCACTCATTCTACAAGGGTTCCGTGTGCTCTCCTAATCTCCCTCAACTCCTCAAAGTTCTTCTGCTTAGTGCCACCATCATATGCCCAAGCATATCCTTCTACAATCATTGCTTCGTTGAGGGACACATCTGCATCCCCAATGTATAACCAGCCAAGAAGACGCCCATACTTCCCAACACCGCCGACAAGTTCAGTACGGATAACAAGATCATCATCACCAGCCACCGCTCCTTCCAGTTTCTCTTTGAGCCAGTTGGTTGCATCGTATCCAAGTGCTTTCTCCTCTAAATCTCTTGTACGTTTTTCTGGAGTATCTACACCAGCAACTCTTACTCTCTCTTTCTTGAAGAGATCAAAACCTAAATCAATAGTTACATCAATGGTATCACCATCAAGAACTCTATTAATCTCTACTACACGGAAGTTATAGCACGACTTCCTGTTAGGTGGAACCATTGCTCCCATTACTCTTGCTCCTCTTGAGGTTGAACGCTGACTTCTGTTACAAATTTTCTTGATGCCAACTCAGTAGCACAAGGAGTACTAGTTAGACTGTTTTCAGTAAATGCCTCAGCATCATCTGGAATTGCAGCAATAAGACCTACAAGGGTGATTGCAGCAGAGATAACAGCACCAGCACGCCAAACCCAACGCTCTAACTTACGAACTCTATCTCTGAGTTCTTCAGTCATCTTTTCAGAGTCTTCAATCCTGTGTGTCAGGAGTGCTATCAATTGATCCTGGTCTGCGTCCTTCTGATTGATTGTGGTCATTATTCAATTCATCAAAAGCCATACGCATTATATAGCGAATATAATATCCTACACCAATCAAAAGTATGATAATGGAAATAATCACACTCCATACAGGGTCATTTGGATTATCAAGTGGTCTCAATAAAAGGTTCATGGATTTCTAGGGTCTAACCCCATCTCAATTAAATATTCTTTCCACCAGTCAGGGTTTTTATCCTTCTTCCAATTTGGAACAGGAAGACCTCTCTCAGAGTAATACTCATATAGGGCATTATCTATAATCTGTGCGACTTCCATATTCTTCTTCCTCCTCATCAACGTCTGCATATGCATCTGCCAGGTAGGGTCCATGTGGTTTTTTGGATTCTGCTTTGACATATCTTTGCTCACTACCTATTGCAGACATCCACACAGCTACTTTCATGACTATGAAGATAACTCCAATAGGTAAAAAACATGCTACCAGAATAATAGGTTTCATTAGTGTCTTTTAGAAAATGGTTCCCAGTGCTCCCAACTATACTTATGAACTAAATGCATTCCAATCACAGGAACAACTACTAATCCTAGACTTAATAATCCTACACCAAGTGGATTATTTAGAGTGGCAGCAGCAAAATGTGCTGCCCTATGTACGAGAACACTCATATCTTATGCAGGGTAATCCCACTTTGTTATGGTTTCTGATTTATACTGTGGTCCCCAGGTCCCCCCACTGTAGATATAGGGAACTGTTCTAATAGGACAAGAATCACCAACACATAACAAGTCATCAACAATTCTCCAAGACTCCAGCACTTCCTCTGAATGAACAAAGTGTGACTGGTCATTGTTGAGAGCATCAAACAATAGTTTCTCATAACCATCTACACCCAACCAATCTGGATATCTATGAGTGAGAGTTGCTGTCTCAACATCATTCTTGAATCCAGGTGCCTTCATATCAATTCTGATATCAAAGTGTGGATGTGGTTGTAGTCTCATTACAATTCTATCATTGTACTCATGACCCTCAAACAATTGTTGTGGTGGTGCCTTGAGTTTAATGACTACCTCTACACACTGGTAAGGCATTTTCTTCCCACTCATGAAGTGAAAAGGAACTCCCTCCCAACGCCAGTTATCAACGTAAAGATCACCAGCAACGAAGGTAGCAGTGTGACTGTTAGGATCAACCCCCTCTTCATGTTTGTATGATTCATATTGCCCAAAGATAGTTTTGTGTCCTAATCTAGTTGCTGCTAAGACCTTGGTCTTTTCTCTCCTGATTTCAGTAGCAGACATCTTACAAGGTGCCTCCATAGCAATCAGGGCAAGAACCTGCAGCATATGGTTCTGTAGCATGTCTCTGACTACACCAGCACCATCATAGTACTGTGACCTACCTTCACATCCAATAGTCTCTGTAGCAAAGATCTGAACCTCTTCAATGTAGTTACGATTCCAGAGAGGTTCTAGAAGTGTATTAGAGAATCTTGTAGCAAGTATGTTGTTGACAGTATCTTTGCCAAGGTAGTGGTCAATTCTATACACCTGCTTTTCACGCAGATGTGTAGAGAGACATTTCTGAAGTTCTTCAGCAGTCTTTAAATCATACCCAAAGGGTTTCTCAATGACTACTCTACTTCTTTCAGGGTCATCTAGGAATCCTGCTTTCTTTAAGTTGGAGATGGCATCAGCATAGGTGTTAGGTGGCACAGACAGAAAGTATGTTGTATCCATACTTTGATCATGCAAACTCATCAAACTGTGCTCACAAGACAGGTCACAGGAAGTAAAGTCCAACCAGTGAACAAACTCCTGTGGATAGTCACCCAGATAACTCATCCAACACTCTCTGGTGTACTCTCTCCTAGAAGCACCTACAATCAAAAGATTAGGAGGAAGAAGATTCTTAGTCCAGAGTTGATATAGTGCAGGGATTAATTTCTTTTTAGCAAGGTCACCAGTGGCACCAAAGATAACTATACGTTTACTAATGGGCAGTTCCGTTTCCGTCATAGTCCTCACTTTCGTAGTATTTATTTTCACCTTGATATCGTCCAAATGCGATGGTGGCACATACAAAGGGTATTGCCAAGATTCTAAGGGCATCAGCGAACGTCATGACCACCAAACATGTATCTCATACCATTCAAGACCCTGTTGGCAAAGTCTCCTAACCTCCTTGAGTTGAACCTCTCATAGAGTGCAGTAGTAATGACAGGAGCGGGAACACCGAGATCCACAGCACTGTGAACAGTCCAACGACCTTCACCACTATCGCTAACTCCCCCAGTGAATTTGCCCAGTTCAGGATCCCTACGCAGCACATCAGCGGTAAGGTCAAGTAACCAGCTGCCAACAACAGAACCACGCCTCCATAACTCAGCAACCTCAGCCACATCAATATCATAACAATAATCTTGGGGGTGTTCCATGGGAGCCACCTCGGCATCACCCTCAGATACATAAGCTCTTCCTGCATCTGCCTCTTTAAGAATATTAAAACCCTCTGCATATGCTTGCATGATTCCATATTCAATACCATTATGGACCATCTTCACAAAGTGACCTGCTCCAGGTGGTCCACAGTGCAACCAACCATACTCTGCACTGGTTGCTCTTGACATTGGATTTGTACGGGTTGCAGCACCAATTCCTGGTGCGAGTGCCCTAAAGATTGGAGAGCAGATGGATACTGCAGTATTTGTACCACCAACCATAAGACAGTATCCACGATCCAAACCATAAACACCGCCACTAGTCCCACAGTCAATATATGCGATGCCCAGTTTTGCCAACCTTTCTGCTCTCCTGCGAGAATCCTTAAAGTTACTATTGCCATGATCAATAATAATATCTCCCTCACTACAATAAAGTAATAGCTCATTGAGTGTATCCTCCACTGTTTCTGCTGGCACAACCATCATGAAGATACCAGGAAGATGTGTTTTGTCATTGAAGATACCTTGACCAGATTTTACTGTCTGGACAAGATGTTCAACACTAGTTGTGACACCATCAACATATCCATTCTCATATGCCTCTTGTGCCTTCTCATAATTTCTTCTGTAACCCCATACTTCAATCTCCTCTTTCATCATACGGCGAGACATTCCCTCACCCATACGACCAAGACCAATGATTCCTACTTTCATACTACTTACTCCTGTATCTTACTGGCCATGTTAACTCCATTCCAACTACTAGCAATAGTATGAAAGGGATTACAAATAATACAGTCATGGCACTACCTTTAAAACTTCTTCTTTAACTCTATCAACAACTTGATTCATCAAGTTGACATCAATATCCATAAAGGGTGGAATGATTCCTATTGCACGTAGGAACCCATCAACAAAAGCTGCCAGGAAAAGCAAACCCAGGCACATACTAATGATACTAGCATTACGATTATGCTTACGCATTGCCTCATCAATTGCTTCCTTGATGAGTCTATCAACCTCCTCCTTTGTATAACAATGAGGGGGTTGTATTTGGTCAAACCTGTGAGCCATTGATAATCTCCATAGCAGATAAGAGTTCCTTGGAGTGATTTATCTCATCTTGACAAATCTCTTCAATTCTTTTAGTCACTTCACTTTCAGGATTGTCCCACAGAAACTTTTTATAAGTCTCTGCTGCATGTACCTCTACCTCATAGGATAGATGGTAAGCAAACTTAGGAGCCACCCAATAATAAACCACATTGACCCAATAGTAGATAAGTACGAGGTGTTTGGCAAAAAAGCGATCAATCCAATAATCATTACCACCCCTACTTTCCATATACTCCAAATGTTCTGTCTCATTTAAAGTCTGAGCAAAGTGTTCCTTCATCAAGTATAGGTGCTCTGGACCACGAAGTCCAAGAGATTCTCTCAAATGTAACACGCTTAGAAACGCAAAATAGGGTGCCCGAGCAATTTCCTCAAGCACCCAGAATCTTTGAAAATCTCTTCCCCTATAAAGAAAATCAATGATGGCAACTGTGATATTCAGTGTAATCTCATTGAATTTTCTCATATAAAAGATACTTCCTAATCATATGTATCTGTTAAATATACAGAAAAAAAATCAATGTCATGAGACCCTGACCTTAGTATTTGGTACTAGCAGGAGGGGGGATGACAGGTGGTTCCTCTTTCTTTTTCTTTACTGGAGCAGACCCACCAGACTTGGCAGGACTTAAACCAAAGGCAGCGAGGGATCCAGAAAAGACAGATGCGATGAATGTTGGGTCAAAATCTAAAATCTTTTGACCATTAGGAAGTCTAACGTAACTGAAAGTGAGTAGAGAGGCAGACCAAATAAGTACTACGACTTTCACTAGATTACCAAGAACTTCACTTTTATCTTCATCATGGTCTTCCTTCTCTACCTTAGGCTTAGTATCTGCCAATGTAGAGTAGCAAGGCAATTTTATTTATGAAGAACCTTGATAGACTGGTGTCATTATACCACCATCAGGTCCATTGTCATCATCATCTTTTTCACTAGTCAATGCAAGCATCAAGAAAAATGGAGTGATAATAAAGATCAATGTTTGGAGCAATGTAAAATCATAATTCATGATTCTTTTGCTACTGCAATAATTGGAATTAAAGTGATTAATGCTGCTAATAGGAATCCCATTAGTATTCTTCCTGTGTTTTGTTTTTAATAATAACTCTGCCTTTACCTTCAGAATATTCTATTTGAAACTCAAGTTCATCATCATGCCCCCAGCAGAGTTCTTCGTAAAGAGCATTTAACTTTTGCATATCCTCCCATAGGGCATTAGGATTACTCATTCTGATTTAGTAAAATAGATGGCACCCCCAATACTAGCAGCAATCAGAGCAATTGTAATGAAAATAGCCATTAGTAAAGTTCCTCCTCTTTTTCAGTTTCAACCACACAATCTGAAGTTGGATATGATACACAGGTTAGAATAAAACCTGCTTCCATTTGATCATCATCAAGGAAAGACTGATCACCTTGATCCACAGTACCAGAGAGAAGTTTACCAGCACAAGAAGAACAAGCACCAGCACGACATGAGTAATTCATGTCTACACCCTGTTCTTCAGCAGCATCTAGAATAAATTGATCATCTTCACATTGAATGGTTGTTTCTTCGCCATCAGGGGTTTTTAGTGTAACCTTATATGCCATCAGTAAATATGCTTATGGAGTGAGTATTTATTGTAACACTAGTTGGTTAATTGTGCAACTGTGTTATTATCCTCACCAAATGCCAGGAATGATTTGTCCTGTTACTGCATATGTTCCCATTGCTGCAACAACTCCAATCATTGCTGCCCATCCATTGAGTCTTTCTGCTTTTTCGTTAAACATGGTTTAATCTCCTTTAATTAAAATAAGTTTGAGTTTGTGTTACGGATTATGTCCGCTAATTTGTAAGGTGAACTTATGCTGATCACTGGGTGTATTCTCGTAAACAGAAGAATCTCCATATGTTTTATGATCCTTATATCCAACCATACGTCCTTTTGTATTTTGAAGGGCTGACATAAAGGCAAGGAAGAAAAATACCGCTGGTGCTCCAATGATAAGAGCAGCACCAAAGATATACCCTGCAAGAAATTCAGCAATAGTGTGGTTGGCAGCCCAAGAGAACTCAGTCTGCGTCAAAAGTTCAATCATCAGTAGGTCTCAGCTAGTTGTTGTACAGAGTATCCTAGCAGAACTAGGAATGCAACCGTGGTTGTAGTCCAAATAACTTCAGTCATCAGAATCCGAATGCACCAAAGAAAAATACAGAACCAGTAGTGGCATAACTGACGATAGCAGCAATAAATCCAAGCATAGCAGTGCGTCCATTTAATTTCTCTGCTCTTTCAGCATGGGTTTCATAACCATATCGCTCTGCATCTGTCTGTGAGATGTACATGCGTGGTTCTCTAGCAAAGAGATTCTGTTGTCCACGATCATTAGTTGTAACAGTCATTTTACAATTAGTTAAAAAACTTAACATTATTATATATAAAAAAAAGGAAGTTGTCAAGCTTCCTCACATTGAGATTGTAGTCTTCCTAACTGTTTTAGTATCACCATGTGTTCATTTTCTAAATCTTCTACTCTTTGTTGTAGTTTTTCCACAACTTCATGAAGATCTTTACTTTTAATTTTCTTTTTCATTAGTCCAATTCATAACAGGCAGAACGTGCTAACTCTGGATTCTTTTTCAGTGCTTGACTGACGTGACTATGAACATCATTTTCCAAGGTGTGGTGTGCTTTAGTGTGGACAAATTCAATAACCCCAAGAGATCCACAGATTGTTAAGTTTAGGACAGTGAGAGGGTGGAAAAGGTAGCGCATAAAAAAAGAGGGGTCTTTATGACCCCTCAATTCTAGCATAGGTTTATCAGAAGGAGTACTTCAAACCGAGCTTACCACCCAGACCGAAGTCATCTTCGTCTTCTGCAGTCAGGAAGGATACCTCACCATAGAGACCAACAGCATCAGTGACGGCAACACCCAGACCTGCTTTACCAGAGAATTGGGTATCAGTTTCTTCACCATCAACTGCAACTACAGCAGGGCCAGCCTGAACATAGTAGGAAGCAGATTCACCCACAGCACCTTCATAACCCACATGGATGTCAGTGGTAGCACCAGAGTAGTCATCGCCAACCCAGCCAGCATTGGTTTCTACATTAACGTAGGGACCTGCAAGGGCAGCACCAGCAGACATAGACAGAGCAGCAGTGGCTGCGAATACAGATTTGAACATTTTAGTTACCTCTAATTTTTACTTGTGGAATGGTTACCCACAGATGGAAAGAACCTCGACAAGGTTCTGTTTGTATCCTTTCGTTACTTTAATTACTGAAAGACAAAAGGTTAAGTATTTATACTAACAGAGTTTTGCAACTCTGTCAAGTGGATGGGTTTTCCTCACCTGTTGAGTTAGGAAGGACAACCCTACCCAGATATGGATCAAAATCCATCAGTTCATTCACGGACAAATCTATTCCCTGTGTGGTCCAATAGTTCATCTGTGCATCATAGTTCCCTTTGTGGAAAACATCGATGTGCTCTGGATGGATACTAGATCCAAGTTCAATCCTATAAAGAAGCAAAGGAAGGGAGTAAGTGTTGCCAGAGTTATAGATGAGATCATCTGCTACTGCTCGCGGTTTAACTCCATTATCTAGTTTATACTTGTCCCCACGGACATGTAAATCTATAAGTTTCTTCGCATGGTGTCTGGTAATCAGATAACATGCTGTAGAGAACTCATTGACAAACCTCTTATGGATTCTGACATGGAGGTCTCCTGTACAGATAATGGCAATCTGACAGCAGTCCCAGTCATAAGGCAGTCTAGCATAGAAGTCTCTCCATTCAAAGTTCCAGAATCTTACTAGATCCAGGCAGCAATCATCCTCCATCATGATAGCATAGGGTTCCCCACTATCATAAAATTGTTTGATTGCCTTCAAATGAGAAGTGGTACATCCAATCTCACCACCAGACATCTGGTCAGGGTATCTGCCCTTAAGGATGTCTGACAGGTCATCATCTCTACCATCATAGGCAGAGACTCTGGTGTAGTTGGTGATCTCCCAGTACTTGAACTGCTCCTCCATATATTGCCACCTTTCTGGTTGCCCGTCAAGGTTTAGACAGTAGATTGGTCCAATGCCTTTGAGTTTGAAGGTAGATTTATTTTTGTCTCTGTCCATGAATTACTTTCTCAACATTAGGTAGAAAATACTTACTCAGTATTCTAGACCATTCAAACTGTTTTGCATAGTCTAGAATCTCCAATCTATTCTTAACAGAGTATTCTCTGTTCTCAATAATCTTCTTCTCAACAAAATCAATATCATTGATCTTGTCTTCTGGAATTACAGTGATAAACTCCTTACTTGTATCAAGATTAGCAGATGCCCATTCACTGATAACCACCCCTAGACCAGCAGCAAATGCCTCTGGACAGACCAGGGGGTGTGCTTCACCATCAGATAGAAGCACAAGGTTTCCGTAAGAAGTTAACATCCTATGTAGCTTGTCTTTCTGCCACTCACCAAGATAGTTTTTGTTCTGGTTAAACCTATTGTCAGCAATGTTACCAGCATACCAAAGTGATTCAATCTTCTGGAACATATGCTGTCTCTTCCTAGAATCAACCTTGGCAAGATAGATTGACCTGTCACCATTTTGGGGACTAGTGGATACTCTGAACTTGTTTAGATTGACTCCATTAGGATTCAAGAACAGTTTGCTTCTAGGAATACCAGCTTTCTTGTGGTACACATCATTGATGCCTTCAGAGAGACCAAACACATTAGGTTTGATCTTCCTGAACCTGTCAAACACTCTTTGCTCATATCCACCCATCATCTCAGGGCGTTCAATGTAGGCAAAGTGTGTGGTCACAGCGCAAGGATATTGGATGAAAGGATAAATCCCCACCCAATCATCATAATTGATATGTACAAAGTCTGGTTTGAATTCATTAATCTGGTGGATGACTAGGATTGGATCAGCCACATTGATAATCTGAACTGAGTGACCCATTTGTGATAGGGTCAGTTTCATATCCCAGATGAGAGATTCAACAGCACCCCACCCCTTTGGTGGGATGGGTGTGTTGGGACCTATGATACTAATCTTCATTTAGAATTCTTTGTACATTCACAACATACTTTTCAATCAGAGTAGTTAGTGAGAATGTATCCATACCATACTCTCTGATTTCCTCTCTATGAGCACAGGAATATTTTCTGTTCTCTTTGATCTTTTCATCAATGTATGAGAGGTCACCCAGTTTATCATCTGGAATGATGGTGATGAACTTCTTATCCTTATCAAGTTCACTAGCACTGTGTCTTGAGATTACAACTCCCAATCCACACACCAGTGCTTCTTTGATAGCAAGAGAAGTCCCATTCTCACCATCACTTAATAATACCATATTGGCATATTTCGTCAAGTCTTTACAAAGTTTCTCTCTACCCCACTCACCTTTGTAGTTGGGATTGTTCTTTACAAAACCAGTTCCAGATTCATACTTACCTACAAAGTCAATACCATCAATGGTCTGATATCTATCTTGTTTCTTCCTAGGAGAAATCTTTCCAAGATAGATTGACTTGTCACTATAAGTGCAAGTCTCATCATAGGTGAATTCAGGATCATTAGTTCCTTCCATCAACCAGTAGAGTCTATCTTCAGACCATCCATTCTCTTTGTAATATCTGACATCCTTTGGAGACACAGCAAAGTTATAATACTTCTCTTTGTTGTTCTCCATCCACTCAGCAACTTGCCAGTATCCATCCTTCCTGTGCCACTCTGGCTGGTCAATGTATGGATAGTGACTACTGAATAGGATAGGGCACTTTACCTTGCCATACAGATAGTCTACAACAGGGTAGAACATATCATAGTGGACGTGGATGACATCATAGTCACCCTCCAAACATTCTTTGACAATCTCATTCATATCAGGAGTGTTGATGATATCACCTTCATGATCCATCTCACCCAATACACAAGCTCTGTCCCACATTTGTCTCTCTAATGCACCCCACCCATCAGGAGGGATGGGCATGATACCAGGACCAACTAGACAGAACTTCATTTTGCCAACTCCGCAATGATTTCATACTGCCTGTGCTGATGAGCATAGTTCTCAAACACAGCAAACTTATCATCAAAGTTCTTATACAGATATGCCATTGCCACCTGCTCATTGTTGATGACATCATTGTCTAGCATCTTGTGCCTCAGGAGGTCATCCATGGCATCACAGAACCAGTTCATCACAGAGGCACCTCCACCCCACAGACCTGCCATGACCCAACTCCTAGCATCCCAGAAGGTCTCTTCAGTACACTCAGAGGCATTTACAAGGTCTGGGTAGTAGGACATAGATGCTTGGATGAGGATGCTATCCCTACAAGACAGCAGGGTCTCCACAGCATCAGGTGAGGGATAGGGGTGAGCAGCACTGACTCCATGTGGTCCAAAGAACCTAGACAGTCCAGCATCCATCCACATAAAGTATTCAGTGTCAAATGGATTCTCCTCAACCACTCTCTTCACCCAAGGGAACTTAGAGTAGATGATTACATTGTACAGACTCATCGTACACTCAACCCTATCAGGGCATCCCATCTTCTCCTTATAGGAGTCCATGTCCAGGACATTCTGAATCTTATCATTCAAAGAATAGTATGGAACTTCCTCAATGGACTGCTTGATAATTTTGGTTGGCAATCCTTTCCTAAAATCCAACACAAAGTCTTCCAATGACTCATCAACAAAAATGACCATAGGAGTCTTTACTTTCAAGGTCTCTTTGAACCAAGAAAGATATTCATCAAATGTTCTACCATCACCCTCTTCAGACCTGTTGATGTCATAGAGAGCAGTTACTAGTGTTACTGACATTATACCTCCTTATGATACACACTAAGAATAGACTTACAACGATTCACAAATGTGTGATTCTTTTTAATATGTTCCATTGCTTCTTCAATCAAATCAGTGTCTGGGTTTCTTTCAAACTGTAGACACTGATCAACCAACATGTACTCATCATCATTGTACATCACATAGTCACCAAGCAATTCTTTGACTGCTTTGGAATTAGTTCCAGGCAGTCTTCCATAACTGATTTGTTTGATGGTTCTACAAGGGATGAATCCAATTTTCTTGTGGTTACCACCAGTTACAGGTTTGCCATGGACCTCCAACTTACCACCAGAATTAGTGTGGTAGTGGTCAGAACCCCTCACATCTAGTGATACACAGGACATCTGTAGATACTTCCTGTTCTCATCAAAGGTCATAGGATTCTGCCATGGATTCTGATAAGCAAACTTAATTTTCTTATCATGGAGGGACCTTTGAACCTTCTCCATTTCAAGAGCAGGGCTTCCACCTAGAGTTCCAATGAAGTAGAAAGTATCCTTTTCCCTAGGGAAGAATCTCCACTCTGTATTGATCTCTTCTGGCAAAAGATTAGTTGCCCAGATGGTATGAAGTGCCTCATATCCTGTGACACCAGTCTTGAACTTATCACCCAACACAGAGTCATCTGCCTTGGGATTGTAGAAGGTACAATCATTCATCTTGACTAGACTTTCCTTGTCAAGAACCATGTTGTAATTGTCATCATTAATCTCAGATACATTGAATCTGATGTCAACCAGTCTTGCACCTTTCTCTAGATACTTGCCAGGGTTCACTGCATTGTGAACAAAATATGTTGATGATTTCTCAATAGGAATCTTACCATCACAGAACCCTTCTGTAACAAAGAGACAGTTTGTATAGTCAAACTGTTTTGGATCTGGATAGTTCTCATCATGAAACCAATAGGCATCATGCCCCAAGTGTTTGAAGGCTTTGTGAAGACTATAGTGTGTATATGAATGAGTATGTGAATCTAGTGGAAAACCCCATATGATGACTTTGACTTTCTTGTCTCTCAGTTTCATTAGAATCTAGGTAATGTAACAACAAATGGGTGTGCTTTGGTTTCTACACCAAAGATCTCTAGTGCTTTTGTCTGAATAATTTCAGTCTGGAATGCTCCACCATATTGTTTCTCACATCTTTCAAGGATGTGATCCATAAAACAGAAAGCACTCATCAAAGGATCCATTGCTTTAGACCCACCAAAGTTCATCCAGTCTAAGATCTCACCATCTGCTTTGTCAAGCCAACCTGAGTAATTCACCACATTAGGATCATACTCTTCATACTTAATCTTATGCCTGACTTCAGCATCAGTGCGACACTTAACTACCCAGTCATACTTCCTGTTGATGGAATACTCATATTCCTTACGCAGAAGATTGGACTGGTTGATACTGTACAGTTGAGAGAAGATATTGTTTACAATTCTCTGAATGTAATGTGGTTCATCTGACTCCTTCCAATGCTTTGACCAGGGTACTATCTCACCATTGGGATAGTAACAATAGTCAGTCTTGAGAGAAGTATCAATAAACCTCTTACTTTTTTCTACCTTGTATAACTTGGGACCATACAACTGCAATGCTTCTTCAACAGCATTAGCAGAGATCCTTTGCTTCTCCCATCCACCATCTCCCCCATACTTATATGGTTTATTTACAAGGTCTTCATCAAACCAGAAGTGACAGAATACATCTACATCATATCCCTTACATAAATTTTCAAAGATGTAAGGGAATGTCTGGTTGACAAATCTTGGTTGTCCAAATAAACATAAGGCAATCTTCATAATGAATTCCAGTAATCAATGGTATCTTCAATTGTTTCTTCAATTGCAATCTTTGGTTGCCATCCCAGCAGGGATTCTGCCTTATTTATGTTGCCATAGATAATTGCTTCATCTGCTGGTCTAAACAATGCCTCATCAACATAGTAAGGTGACTCGCCAGCAATGATCTCAAAGACTTCTCTCATCTCATAGACAATTGATGAACCTAGATTGATGGTCTCATCATTCAATACAGTTGACATATGCAGTCCTCTCACAAGATCTCTGACATCTACAATAGATCTTTTGGTTTCTAGATTACCAACCCTCAAAGGATACTCTTGATTGACAACTCTCCTACACATATCAGAAACAAAGTCATTGACTTTCCTAGGACCAGTGCAGTTGAAGATCCTCACATTGACATAATCAATATATCCAAGTTGATAGTAGTGTCTTACCAGGTGTTCCTGTGCCAGTTTACTGGTCCCATAGGGTGACATTGGTTTTGTGAAACTACTTTCATTTGGTGGATTCATCCAATCAATATCACCATACACAGCAGAGGATGATGCATTGATAATCTTTGGTTTGTAATTCTTGATGGATGCACATGCTTTGAGTAGATTCAATGTTCCCATCAAATTTACTTCAAAGGTTAGATCAGGTTTATCCCAAGAAACATCTGGTCTGCTCTGTGCTGCCAGATGATAGATTACTGATGGTTTCCACTTCTTGATAACATCTCTTGTTTGTTTGTAATCAGTGAGGTCCATCACATCACCACACCCTTTCATCTTTTTCAAGATAGAATCCTTCTCATCAAGGGTGGGTGAATAGAAGGTTGGGATAACTTCTTTACCTTCATACAATAAGTGCTCATATAAATGAGCACCCATCATCCCTGCTGCACCTGTGATTAACGAAACCATTTCTCAAACTTCTCCAATCTTTCTACTGTTCCAATGTCATACTTGGTGCTATTAACAACCTTGTAATTCAATTTCATATTAGGGAGTATGTCATACTCCATACTCAATTGTTCTTTCTTTTCAAATGGTAAAGGCAAGTCTTTCTTATAAAATTTGTAGATACCATGATTAACTTTCTTCTTCTCTCCAATGGCATCAGGATTCTTCTCAACCATCTTGAGAACTAGTCCACCCCAACCCTCAACATATCCTTCATCACCTTCAATCACATCCTCCTTGACAAAGATGGTGCTCTCATAGGTATGAAGGTCCATATCTCCAGCATAGAATGTATCACCATTCATCACGTAGAAAGATTCAGGAAGTCTTCTATAGAACTTCCTCAACCAACCACCAGTGCCTGATGCTCTGCCTTCATTGAGGATTTCCATGGGTTTGAACACCCATTCCTTCCTGAACCTTTTAAAGTAATTTACATTTGCTCTAGAGCACACCAAGGTCACATCAAACTTAGACCCTAACATATCCAACACATAAACCAAGAATGGTTTCTGTCCTGTGTCAATCAATGCTTTTGGTATATTTCCGCCAGTGACAGTCTCTAGTCTAGATCCTTTGCCACCAACCAAGATATACATCTTGGGTTTAGTCTCCCCTCTGTATCCTGTAACTATCATCTTCAAAATGTTGTGTAGAGAATTCAAATAATTCAGTGTCTTCAATTGCTTGCATTTGATGTCTTAATCCAATAGGCACATGAAACTTTTCTCCTGGAAATAGGATAACAGTTTTTGCCTCACTCATATCATCTGTGTCACCATAGGTGATAATAATCTTACCACTCTGGACATAGAAGACCTCATCCTTAATCTTATGGTAGTGATAAGAGCACTTCTTGCCTTTCTCAAAGAAGAGAAGTTTACCACAATACTCTTCTTTGTTGACAATCCACTTCTCATATCCCCATCCCTTTGGATGGATTTCTACTGCCTCCATACATCTACTCCATGTTTGACAAATTTAAATGGGACAATCCTACCAGTGGATAGTTTCTTGAGTGCTGATATAAGTCTATGCCTCTTTTCAAATTCTGTAAAGAGGACCATATGTCCACCACCACCTGCTCCTGATATTTTAGCAGCAGTTGCTCCATTTTGCATTGCGTATTCATATGTATCTAGCAACTCAGGAGAACCCACCTGACTGCTGGTCTCTAGTTTGAGTTTCCAATACTCATTCATCAAATCAGATATACCTTTTACATCACCAGTCAGAAGACATCTCTTGAATTCTATACAAGATTCTTTGATTTTGTGTGTGACCTCTAGTGTCTTGCTATTCTCTACTAGGTTTTGAGATGTTGCTTCAATCACCCTAGCATCTTTCCTAGGTTTACCAACATAGAATAAGACAGTGTTGAGTTCAATCATATTCTGAACCTTATAGTTCAGTCTCAAAGGATTGACAATAGTCCTACCATCTTGTAGGAACTCAATATAGTTGAACCCACCAAACACAGCAGAGTATTGATCTTGTTTGCCACCAGGCAAGTCACAGATTTTTCTCTCAATGTCTAGGGCATACTCTGCCTTCTCATATTCAGTGAGTGCTAGACCATAGTATTCAGAGACAGCACTAATGATAGCAACAACTAAAGCACTAGAACTACCCAGACCACTGCCTGGTGGTGCTTCCACATAGGTGGTAATCTTGACAGGTTCTACTTCTATCTCATCAGTAAGAAACTTATAGGTGTTGATCAGCAGTTTCAAGTCTGTATCAACATAGTCCTTTGGGAGATGGGAGTATCCCTCAAGTTTATTCAGGTCTACACTACTGAACAACCACTCATGATATGGTTCAATCTTACAATAAGCATACTGATCAATAGTTCCAGACAGAACTAGACCACCATGGTCTGCCCAGTAAGGATACAAATCTGTACCACCACCAGCAAGTCCAAGGCGTAGTGGTGCCTTTGCAAATACTGTCTTCATACTAAATCTACCTGAAGATCCTCATTCTTTGAACTAACAATCTCTTGCTGTTGGTGACTAGAGATTCCTTTCTTCTTCCTCATATAGACACCAAGATCCTGAATCTCACCATCTACACCAGAGGTGACAATAGAATGCTCCATCAGTTCATGCATATGA